AGAACTTTCTGCAAGTATTTGGTGAAAATCAGAACCTGATGCAAAACTACCGGTTTCTGACTCTACTACATAACTTGAACTTTCTGCAAGGATAGGTTGTAAATCAGAACCTGAAGCAAACGAACTTGATTCTGATTGTCTAACATAAGTATCTAAAAGACCTTGAACATCAGAACCACTACCAAATGAACCTGTTTGAGATTCTTTTACATATTGTGTTGAAGCTGATGCATAAGAACCAGTTGCGTCCATAAGTGCTTGAACACCAGAACCACTAGCAAATGGTGAGTGTGTTACGGATATTGTATCACTTTGTAATCTACTAAACGAACCAGTAGAAGTAATTGAACCACTAATGTTTTTATCAAACTCAACTGAACCGGTTACATTTAGTGAACCCGTTATATTGAACGAACCTGATAAAAATTGTCTTAACTGCTTTCTTTTTAAATCGGCCATTATGAGTCAAACTTTCCGTGTGCGATGATTTCATCATCTGATTCTAAATTATACCCAATACCACTAACATCAACTTTTAATAAAAATGATGTTCCTTTTTGTTCCACTTCTATAGCATTATGTTCCATATATTGTCCGTTCATAAAGAATATAAAATCATTTTCTGATGTTGATGTCATACCGGTTGGAGCTGATGCTGTAACTGCTTCAAAACTTGCTGTTGATGAACCACTTATTCCTGCGGCTACTTTTACAAAATTCTTTCTTAGATAATCTGTTCCTGATGAACTTACACTACCAGTCAATTGAGCGTTTACATAAGCTTTTGAAACGGCTGAACCTTGAGCTGTTGGATTAGCTGGTAATCCTAATACTTCTCCATCTCCACCAAATGTTAGATTGGCTTGGTTAGCCATTGTTGAAGTTTTTAATCCAGTAATTGTTTTATTAGTTAATGTATCTTCTGTGGAAATACCAACAAGATTGATTAATGAACCACTTGTATTATCTATTGCCCATCTTGTTTCACTGTGGTCAAATATTAATTGTGCATTAGTTAAACCTGCTCTACCAACTCTTAATCCAGAGTCTGTTGATGAACCGGCTGTATCACCAGTAAAGTTTAAATCTATAATAGGGTCTTCTACTGCAAATTTTTCAACATTATTATAAGAGGCTGAACCTTCAACCGTTAAATCACCGAATACTTTTATACTACCACTTGGAACACCAGTTGTTAAAATTTGTATTACTTTATTATTGTTAGCATCTAAAATAACTGGGTCAGTTGAGTGGTTTAATTTTAATTTACCTGCTGTTAATGTGCTACTATTACCAATATCTAAACTACCTGTTCCTAAATTAGTAACATCAATTGAATCAAATTCTAATGTGTGTAATCCAGTTAATGAACTTGTAGTTTCTGAACTTTGTAATATTAAACCACCAGATTGTGGGGCTTGTGCTTGTGTTGTTAAATCAATTAATGTCATACTGACGCCTCTCTTTGAAAACTAATTTGTATAGAAGATTCACTTCCGTCTCCTGTTGTGGTTGGTGGTAAAAAATTAGAAAGGTCTAATATTGAACCACTTTTTAATTCCATTCCAAAATTATCAAATGTTAATTTGTGAACTCTAAATTTTGTTTGTGTTGTATCTATAAAAAAATCTGCTGATGCTGACTGAGTTTGGTCAACATTTGACAATTGTTCTATACCATTAATAAATATTCGTAATGACCCATTTCTGATACGATAATTGTCAGCTATTGTTGGTGTAAATTCATTATATTTAGTTGTTGAATTACTTATGTCTGAAAATGTAAAATGTTGTCTTTGTTGATAATATCTTTCATTAGCACTAGACAAGTGAATTAAGTCCGTATCCACGGTTGGAATACCATTTTTATTATCAAAAGAATAACCTAGTGTTATACTTCCGGTATCAGTAAACATAACTCTATCACCTGAAAAAGATGATTCACTTACTGGAAATGTAAATTGTCTTGTTCTTCCTTTTAAACCTACTCTTTTATCTATTTCTCTTTGTGTCATTATGTTATCTCACTTTGAAATAGTATTGTTACAAAATCTGTATTCTTTATTGTAAATCCGGTATTATCTGATTGTCTTTTTCTTATTACAATATCTTTAAAGGAACTAGACACATAATAATCAAATCCACTTGTATAACCAATTTGGTCGTTAGCAGATATTAGTTCTAATCCATTTAATTTTACTTGAACTGATTGACTCATAATTCTTCTGTCTGACTCTAATGTTGGTTGATAAACTTGTCCTTGACTTGCAGATAAAGATGATGATTGACTACCACTTACCCTAAATGATTTTAAATTATAAGTTGAATTTGCGTTTGAAACTGATATTAACGCTTTATCATCTCTTGAAGAAGTTGGTTCACCACCACCTCTCATTACATAATAAGTTCTACCACCAAAAGTATTTGTAAATTCTAAATCTTGTGCTTGTGTTCCTACACCAGAAGAAACTCCTCTAATAAAATCTGTTGCACTTCCTAATCCACTTGGTAAAGATGAGTTACCAGTTGTCAATATTGTTACGGTTTCCGCTCTACTATCTGGTGAAAATACTGAAGAAATACTTAAACCACTTTCATCATTAATTAATACTTGTTTTGGTGAGAAAAATCTTTGTGTATTTATAAACTCATTAAATGCTTCTGGAATCAAATACCCTTTAAAACTCATATTAAAGTTTGTTTTGATAATTCTTTCATTATCACCCATTTCTGTAGCATCTTCAAACGAATCTATTGATGATAAAAATTTAAATTTGTTTGGTTCTCCCCAATATGCACCTTCTGAAAAATTTATCTGTTCAATAATTCTGTTCATTTCTTCAATATAAGGTGTCCAAACTATTGCTTCATAATTTAAGTTCATATAATCTGGAACAGCAGTGGTATAATATTCTTTTGAATTTAACATACCTTGAACTACTGAAAATCTGTCATATCGTTGGTTTTGTGAGTATTTTTTCTCAAATGTATAAAATTGTTTTGGGTCGTTAGCATCCAATTTGTCAACCGGCATTGTTTCATTTGCTTCCATTGAAACTCTACGAAATACAATTAATGGTGTAATTAATTGTCCTTTAACATCACGAACATAACCTTGTTTTTGTATTGAGTTCCATCTTTCTGCGTTAGCATAGAAAATAGGAACTTTTACTTCTTGTCCGTTGATTGTTGTCATTGGTTTGATAACTTCGTTGAAATAATACATAATAGCTGCATCAACATCCATTAAACCAATAGATACATTTTTTACATTATCTTTTCTTTGGTTTGTTTCAGAACCTCTACCTTTTTGTAGTCCTCTATTGAGTTCTCTACCTTCAAGTCTTCTCTGTGTTCTTGGTAATGGTTTTGTTCTATCAGCCATTATTCAACTCCTAATTCCAATCCAATTCTTTTTGAATATTCTTTTTGTGTATTAACAATACTATTAAATGATTCCGGTAATAAATATCCTTTCATACTTAAATCAAATGTTGTTTTGATAATTCTTTCTCCTTCAAATTCTGAAGCATCTGTAAATGTTGAAATACCAGCTTTAAATTTAAATTTATCAGGTTCACCCCAATAAGAATTTTTTGACCAACTTATTTTTTCTATAATTTTATTCATTTGGTCTATGTATGGTGTAAACACTATACAATTATAATTTATTGTAACATAACTTGGAATAGTTACATTATAAACTTCTTCTAATGGTTCGTCATTTTCAAATAATGTAGAAGTTTGTGTAAATCTATTTTGGTTAGAAAATTTCTTTTTAAATGTATAATTAGAACCTTCAGTTGCTGGTTGTAATGAAGGTGTTAGAAAAGCATTATTTGATTCTCTTGATACTGATGTTCTTTTGAATATTAATAATGGTGTAATAAATTGACCTTTAACATCTCGTAAATATCCAAGTTTTTGAATTGACTTCCATCTTTCTGGATTTGCATAATAAACAGGAACTTTAACTTTTTCACCATTATCTATTACTTCTGGTTTTATTACTTCTCTGAAATAATACATAACAGCTGCATCAATATCTAACAAACCAACTGAATAATTTTTTACATTATCATCTTTACGACTCGTATCGAATCCTCTGTTAAAGTTAGTTTGTGTTGTTAATATTTCTTCGTTTCTTGGTAAAGTTTTACTTCGTTCCATTAAATACTTCTCACTTCTTCAATGTTAAGATTACTTCGTCTTAACAAGTTAGCACTACATACGACTGAATGAATATGTTGTCCGTCAAGTTGCTTATATTGTCCACCTACTAATTGGTTTTCATTTATATTTTGAATTTCCCAATAAGCAGTAAACCACTCAACTATATCTCCTATTTCCAATACTAAACTTACATCTCTTAAAGATTGTCTTACAAATGAAAATGTTGCGTTTTGTCTCAAATCTGGTCCAAATTCATCTGTATTAAATGCCATATCTTCGGCTTCAACCAAACAAGCTATTTCAACACCTGGTTTAAATACCTTTCCGTCTGATGTTTCACCATACATATTAGTTTCTGTATTGTTAGCTGATATTTTATAAACAATTACAGTCTGGTCAATGATTCCACTATTCGCATTATTTAAATCACCGATAAGTTCTTTATTAACTCTATCAAATGTGTCTAAATCATTTTTTCCGAAAAATCGTGGGTTTGCCATCTCTTACTCCTAACCTATGTAGATTGGATATGGGACTTTTTTAAGTTTTTCTTGTAGGAACTCGGATTCATCTTTGTCTGCTTCCATAAGTGCTTTACGAGAAGATTGTTCAAGTATTTCTCTGAGTTGTGTAACAAGGGCTTCTTTTTCGGCTGACGCTTCTGACCTCAAAGTGTCTCCGTCCAAGCTTGTTTCAGCACCAGGTATCGGGATAGCTCCATATTTACTTCTTACTATACCTAATAATTCCTTTGTTAGTGCTAATCCATATTTTCTAATCCATTGTTTTCCTACATCATTAATATTTGTAAATTTCATATTATCGTAAGGAACATTAGAAAAGTCGGAAATTACATCTGAACTTCCTGAATATTCTGTTATCAACACATCATCTCTATCTGAACGAACCACATATTCAAAATGTAGTTTGTAAGAAGAATCTGGTCTTGGGAATATTCTTAGTTTGTTATTTCTTAATTGAAATGAATATGCTGATTTTCTAATTTGGTCATTTAATTCAATGGCTTGTAATCTCAACATATCTGCGTAAACTGGCATCATTAAAAATGTAACTGCTGGTGAATAATTACCAAAACCAAATTGGTCTAATAAATTCATTGTTCCAGCACCAGTTCCTGCATAAGGGTCAAAATATCTTTGAACTGCTGGTGTTTCTTCATAAAACACTTTTTTCAATTCTATAGCATTACCACTCTCACTTACATCAGCCCATAAAGCATTTAAATCATAAGTTTGAGAACCACTAACAACATCTACTGAACCTGATTTCACTTCAACTAAACCACCAACACCCGCTTCTGTTCCGTAAGTTTGTGATAAGAATACACTTCTACCTAAATTCGGGGTTACTCGTTTGTGAGTTAAATTTGATGATGTTGATTGACCTTGTAGTGATAATAAATTGTCTTTAATATTAAATTGATTTATTTGAGCACTATATTCAGATACACTTTCCTCTAAACAAGCGTAAAATTGTTTGTCTTGTAATTCCACATTCATTAGTGGATAACCTAATCGTTTTGAACACCAGTCAGCAAACTTTGGAGCTTCTGTTTGAAACTCCGAATCTGTGTCATAAAATCCAAATGGTGTATTACCACTAACTGCTGAACCTGAACCAGGCCATATTGGTTCTTGAGCCATATATTTTTCTCCTTAATTTGTTCTAGTAATAAATATAACGAAAACCAAAAAACCCCCAGCGAACTGGGGGTTTTTCGTGATAA